TTTTCAATGTAGCATCTTGACGATTAGCTGAAATATGCTTAGCGACTTTAACTTTTTTCAGTTTCTTTTGAGCCATAGTAGCAGCTCGACGATCAGCAGCAATTTTCTTAGCCAACTGAGCTTCAATGATCGGATCAATGATTTCAGGAGTATTTAAAATCTTACGAGCAAAATACTCAGCTTCTTTAGCTCCGGCTTCGTTTACATGCTCTTTAATATTACCATAAGGGTTTGTCAAACGCTCTTTAGTCTGAGAGTCAAACTTTGGATTGGTAAAGTTTCTAGCAAACATAACAAACGTCAAACCATTTTTAATTGTTGACTTGACAACTTCAATTTTATGTTTGCGTTTAACCATAACAACCAATTCATCAACAATTTGGTTTATAACAAAATCAACATATGAACCACCTTGACGTGTATTCACACCATTAATATATGAGTTTGTACGGAAACCATCTTCTGACGTAGTAATAAAGAATGAAAGATTATCAGTCTTTTCCATAATGGATGAAGGACCAAAAAGCTCTGCATATTTTTTAAGGTTGTTTACCTTGATACGACGCTTATTAAAAGAGAATGCGATTTCAGGAAATGCCATTTGCAAACTGATAAGACGATCCTCAAGCAATGCAACTGTATCCAAGTCACCTAGGCTATTGGCTTCAAAAAGCTCAAAGTCAGGAACAAACAAAACCTCTGTTCCGTTACCTTCACGTTTGGATTCCTTGAGTTGAATTTGGTTTGCACCATCCTTACATGCTACAGTAATCAATTTTCCATTTGACCACGTTTTGCCTGTGAACTTAGATGATAGGAAGTTAGTAGCCGCTGAACCAACACCGTTAGTACCAATGGTAACTCGTTCATCATCAAAACTTGTACCAGCATTAACACGAGTCCAAGCGGCTTCAGCCTGAGGAATGCTCCGGTCTGTAGTTTCATCGTAAACAGAATTTTGTGGAATGCCTCGACCATTATCTGTAATAATGATTGCACCATCCATACGAACTGATACGTCTATTTTATTAGCATACTTAAAGTTTGTACGAATAGCTTCGTCGATTGCGTTATCTAAGATTTCGTCAATCATTTTTGATAATGCCGGTACGTACTTGGCGGTTTTCCACTCGCCCATAACAAAACGTTCTACTTCTTCTTGGGCGCTTGAGCCCATATACATACCAATTCGTTCTCTAACATGCTGTCTAGCTGTTAAAATTTTGAAATCTTCACTCAAGGTATAGTCTCCATTTTATATTGAATTTATATTCTATCACAAGTAAAAAGTATTGTCAACGGTTAATTTCACATGTTTCCAATCCAATGTGAACAATCATCACATGGATCGTCGTAAGCGAAAGGGATTTGAGTCATCAAATCGTCCCTTATTGTTTCTGGTGCTGTATTTATAACCATTGCTCTACTGCCTGTATTCCATTCTTAATAAATACTATCATACATCAAACATAATGTCAATAGGAAATATGAAATGATTACAAATTATTTGTCACCAGTATCCTTTAAGGTGATAATAGATAGGATGCCAAATGTTGAATTCTTTACTCAAAAATTTACATCTCCCTCTATTAGCATGTCGCCTGTCGAACAATTATCTCCTATTCATAGGGCATACCAGACAGGAGATAGATTAGAATATGGTGAGTTTGATCTTACCTTTGTGGTAGATGAAAATATGAACAACTACACTGAAATTTTAAGTTGGATGGAAGGCTTGGGATCTCCTCAAAGCACAGACCAATTTAAACAAATTGCTGATAGTAAATACGGAACTACCTCAGATATTACAGTTATAGTAGAAAACAGCGCCCGAAACAGCAATATTAAATTTACCTTTACAGATTGTTTTCCAATCGCAGTTTCAGGAATTAACCTCGACGTCACACAATCAGACGTATTTTATCCCGAAGCTTCAGTATCCGTGAGATACACAAATATGACGATTGAAGATTTTAGTTGACATTCCTATCATGATGTGATAGAATAATATAGAATTAAAATTTGTGAAAAGGTTTGCATTATGAGTACTGACGATATCAGTGACATCTGGTCCAAGGACTGTAAAATTGACGAAACGAATTTGGGCGGAGAAGCTAAGCGCATACCTGAACTCCATAGTAAATATTACAATATGTATTATAAAGAAGCGCTTAAGGTTAAGAAATTACGTGCAGATTATAAAGAACTAGAGCTATTAAAAAGAGAATGGCTTGATGGTACTATGGCTGAAGAAGATTTAAGAGAGCTTGGATGGCGCCCAAACCAAAAAAGAATCATTCGTCAGGATATGGATAAATATCTACAAGCAGACAAAGACATTATTAATATAAGTTTAAAAATAGATTATCATTCAGCTCGGGCTAACTTCCTTGAAGATATCGTTCGAACAATCCATAGTCGAAACTTTATTATTAAATCGATGATTGATATTTTAAAATTCCAGCATGGAGAATATTAATGACAGAAATCAATAACGTATACGGACATCCAATGGTGTATCCTAATAGTGAAAACATTTTGCCACCAGTAGAAAAAGAACGTATTCGTGTTGTTGAAGCGGCTACTCGAGCTGAGATTGCTAGCCATCGAGTTAAGGAAATCGAAGAGCGGATAGAAGAGATAAATATACTCAGACAACAAGCGGTATTGCGATATGCTCCAAATGGAGATAAGATTTTACCTGCTGTTACTGAAGGTGAATTCGTAGATATTGAAGTATAGGATTATATGACTGACGTTGTAAATGTTGAACAGATTAATGCTGTTTATTTGAAAGTAACCGCAGATCCTGGAACTCGTCAAGAGATTCAGCAATTCTTTTCATTTAGACCAAATAATTATCAATTTACTCCTGCATACAAAAATCGTATGTGGGATGGTTGGATCCGCTTATATCAACCTATGCGGCCAACGCTTTACGTCGGTTTGATGAAACACCTAATTAAATTCTGTGAAGACAGAGGTTATACTATTAATGCTGACGACGATCTTATACACGGTGATGATATTCCTGATGATTATGGTTATCAAATTGCTAAAGATATAAACTGTAAATTCGAGCCTCGAGATTATCAAAACGATTATATTGTTAGCGCGTTACGAGATCGCAGATCATTATCGTTATCGCCAACTTCATCAGGTAAATCATTAATCATTTATCTTATGCAACAACATTATTATGAAACTTATGGTCATAGAACCTTAATCATTGTTCCTACAATTGGTCTTGTTCATCAGATGGCCGGTGACTTCGAAGACTATGGTTGCGATCCTAGTTTGATTTATAAAATACAAGGAGGTGTCGATAAGAATACTTCAGCTCCTATTGTTATAAGTACTTGGCAATCACTAATTAAACAGCCAAAGGATTGGTTCTCTCAATTTAAAGTTGCATTAGGAGACGAAGCTCACTTGTTCCAAGCTAAGTCTTTGCAAAAAATCATGGAAGGTTTAGACGAATGTTATTACCGACATGGATTTACAGGTACACTAAAAACTGAGGAAAGCAAAACACACCAACTTGTTCTTGAAGGTTGCTTTGGTCCTGTTCGTCGCTTTGTTAATACTAAGGATTTAATTGAAAGCGGAACAGTTGCAGATTTCAACATCAAAGCAATTGTTCTTTCTCATAATAACGAAACACGTAAAAAGTTTAAAGACGCTTTTAAACAAGTTAAAGAAACTCAGAAAAAGTACCCAGCTGAAAGAGAGTTTATTGTTAATAACGAAAAAAGAAACATATTCATTCGCAACTTGTTATGGTCTCTTAAAAATCAAAATAACTTAGTGTTGTTTGATTTGGTTGAAAAACATGGTAAGATATTAGAGCCACTCCTTCGGAGAGACGATCGTCAACTACATTTTATATATGGCGCAACAAAAGGTGAAGAACGTGAACGTATTCGTCATATGATTGAAAATGATCCAATTAAGCAACATGACATTCTTGCATCGTATGGTGTATTCTCAACTGGTGTTAACCTTAAGAAATTGGATAACGTAATCTTTGCGTCTGGTTCTAAATCTGAAATCAAAGTACTTCAATCAATCGGACGGACTCTTAGGAAAGGTAACGACGCAGATAAAGCTACGTTGTATGATATTACTGACGACCTATCAGTAGGATCGTTTGAAAACTATACTCTCAAACATTTCCGTAAACGTATTGAGATTTATGGTTCTGAACAATTCCCATATAAGATATATACAGTTAACATCTAATTATTATTTATAGAGACATAAGTCTATTATACACAGTATCCAGAGTATGTCAACCAATATTTTCATAAAAAGGAAAAAAAATGTTTATAGACTTTGGTTGCGGTTACGATCTTAGCCAATTTCAACATAAGCAAACTTATTGGCCAGTTCCAAAAGATGTTCCGTATGTTGGAATAGATCGTAGGCCGATTAAGCACAACGCGTCAAAACAATTTATAGATTTACTTGTAGCAGGATATACTCAAACGGCTAAAAACGTTTGGATAAAGAAACATGAATATTCGTTTCGTTTACATGATATATATGTGATTGATGATATCAGAAACGATATGCCTTCTTACATTATGGCAGAACAGTTCAGGTGTGATTCCGTTTTAGAACATATACCTGAGGGCGAAGTATTTGATACTCTTGTTGGGATGTATAATAAGATAGACGATGAAGGCTCAGGCGGAATACATATTGACCTTTCAGATCATAAAAAACAAATACCGCCTACATTTGACCATTACGAAGATGATACTTGGGGTGTAGAACACCGAGAGCATTACAAAGGATTTTTTCTTAATCGTATCAAAAAAGATCAATGGATAGAATTACTTAACGAATTTTTTGTATATGAGCTGCGAGATCCAGAAGAACCATCTTTTGTATCAGCACGCGATGTTAGAAAAAAGTAGTTGACATATTAGTATTTTTAGAATACTATATTAATATAACCACAATAAAGGAGGACACCGTCCATGGCGAAACCTCGCAAACGGAATTACGTAAACAACAAAGATCTGCTAGAAGCGTTAATCAATTACAAAAAAGATTGTGTCGAAGCAGAAGACCAAGGTGAAATAGTACCACGCGTACCTGATTACATTGGCAAATGCATTTATCAAATCGCAACAAGACTCGCGACAAAACCAAACTTCAGTGGTTATTCGTACAAAGAAGATATGATATCAGACGGCATTGAAAATTGCCTACAATATATCAATAACTTTAATCCTGAAAAATCGCAGAATCCATTTGCATACTTTACGCAAATCATTTGGTACGCGTTTTTACGGCGCATTCAAAAAGAAAAGAAGCAAATGTATATTCGTTTTAAATCTTCACAAAGTATGATTGCAACTGGCGGAACGTACGCTGGCGACGAAGTGGTTCTCAATTTAAATACTAATGCTGATTATATGAATGCATTTGTTCAAGACTTTGAAGACAAATTAACTCGTGATAAAGAGAAGAAAAAATAGTATTGGAGAATAAATAATTTTTTCAAAACTTGACTTATATTAATTACCATATGATATACAAAATGTTTGATCTAGAAAGGTTATCATATGGTAGATCCATTTACAGCGGTTGCTGCAGCAACTGCAGCGTTCAACGGAATCAAAAAAGCAGTTTCTGTTGGTCGCGACATTCAAGACATGGCAGGTCAACTCGGCCAATGGTCAAAAGCTATATCTGATTTTAATTATGCCGCAGACAAGACTGAAAAACCAAAATGGTACAAAGCTCTTGGTAGCAAATCTAAAGCAGACGCTGTTCAAATTTGGGCTGAAAAGAAAAAGGTTGAAAATATGAGAGATGAACTCCGTAGTTTTATATCATCGAATTACGGTCCATCAGCTTGGCAAGAAATCCTTAGAATTGAAAATCAAATTAAACAAGATCAAAAGGAAGCAGTATATGCTGCGCAGGAATTTAAAGAAAAATGTATAGAGTGGACAGCAGGAATATTCTTATTTCTATTGACATCCAGTGTTTTTGTGTTTATAGTATGGTTAATCTATAATAAAGGTAATTTATGAGCGGTCAGCGCAAATGGTTTAAACTCTGGGCAAGAACTGTTGGAATGCCTATAGGATTAAATGATAATGATAAACCTGAAAACCTTCCGATTACTCAAAAGGATGTTATGAAGGCTCTTTGGTTTAGAACATTTTGGATAGTACTACATATTGTTACTTGCTTTATGATTATAGGTGGCAATGGTAAAACGTTAGGATTTTGGTAATGAAAATAGCAATTATTACAGATATGCATCTCGGTGTACGAGGTGACTCTAAAGTATTCTTGGATCATCAAGAAAAGTTTTTCAGCGAAATATTTTTTCCGTATTTAGATAAACATGATATTAAGATTGTTCTAGATCTTGGTGATACGTTTGACCGCCGCAAGTATGTCAATTATGTTACACTTGCAAGAGCTAAGAAAATGTTCTTTGACCAATTATCAAATCGCAACATTGAATATCATGCAATCGTTGGAAATCATTCTGTATATTATACAAACACCAACGAAGTTAACTCGATGAACCTATTGCTTCAAGAGTATTCAAACTTCAACATTTATCAAGACAATCCAATTGAGTTGACATTTGGGTCAACTAGTGTTATTATGGTTCCATGGCTTACAAAAGATAATATGGAAACAAGTCTTACGGCAATAAAAAACTCAACTGCAAACATTTGTATGGGCCACTTTGCTATTCAAGGTTTTGAAATGTTGAAAGGCGCAATTAACGACCACGGTTTACAGAAAGATGTGTTCACTCATTTTGAGCAAGTTTACTCAGGACACTTTCACCATCCTTCAGAGTATGGCAATATTAAGTACCTTGGCGCTCCGTATGAAATGACTTGGTCCGATTACGAAGGGCGTCGTGGTTTCCGTATACTTGATACTGAAACCCGTGAATTGGAATGGATCTTAAATCCGTTTCAAATCTATCATAAGATAGACTACGACGATACTGATATGACTATTGAAGAAATTGCATCCTTGGATACTGATAATATCAAAGATGCATATATTAAAGTGATTGTG